AATGTATTTTTTCAATTCCTATTGATTGTTTACAAAACGCTGAGATACAAATTAATATAAATGAGGATTTCGCTAGGTTTGTTGGTTATTATATGGGAGATGGCTCTTTCCACAAAGAAACACTGAGTATAGTATGTGATGGACAAGATTTAGATACAGTTGATGATGTGGTTCACTTATTCCGAAAATTTTTTGGGGAACCGGGGGTTAGGAAAGTAGGCAATAAAAAGGGTGGTACAGAAATAAGACTATCAGGGAAAAATCTAAGAGAAATTTTTAAAGGTATGGGATTGACTAGGCAAAATGAAGGTGGAACATATAAACGTAATGTCCATGTCCCTGAATTTATATGGCGTAGTCCAAAACCTATTGTAAAAGAATTTCTTAAGGGATTATTTGAAGCTGATGTTTTTTGTGCTTACAAACAGCCAAGAATAAGTTTGTTTTCTCAGTATAACGAGTTTTTAAAAGATATCCAAATATTACTTTTAGGTTTTGGTATAGTTTGTCGTAACTCTTCTCGGCCAGCAATTAATGGTTCAGGCTATAATTATACAAGCAATACTTTGGATTTGAGAAAAGCAGAAGTAGTAAAATTTATAGAAGAAATAGGTTTTGTTTCCTCGCGTAAGATATCAAGACAGGAATCAATGATTTTATGTGAACCTACGAGGGCTAATAAATATTATAGGGGGAGGTTAACACAAGAAATTGAATTTATGGATGAAGTAGTAAGTATTGTGCCATATTCTATTGAGCCTGTTTATGATTTGTCAATAGACGGTGAACCTGTATTTGGTGCAAACGGGATATTAGTACATAACTGTGCCCAGGAAGCCTTCATTTCTTCCGGAGAGCCTGCTTTCGATGTCCAAACTATCATGCACCTCAAGGAACTTTGCGACCCGCCGATTGCCCGATATGACTGTCTTCTGTCAAACGGCCAGTTTATAACCAAGGCGGATGGGGCATTAAAGGTTTGGAAAGAGCCGGAGAAAAGCGGTAATTACGTCATAAGTGCCGATGTTTCAGAAGGTTTGGCCCATGGGGACTTCCATTCTGCGGATGTTTTGGAGCATGACACTGGTGAACAAGTCGCTCATTATCACGGGAAAATGGAGCCGTGGGAATATGCTTCACTTCTCATAGCACTTGGCAATCGGTATAATGAGGCATGGCTTGTGCCGGAGAAGAATAACCACGGCCAGCAAGTAATTCAGGAACTTATCAAGGCCGACTACCCAAACATTTACATGGAGATGATCGAAGAGCCGCCGAATAAGCCAAGGAAACGGTTCGGATGGGTCACTACCGGGGCCGGGGACCGTAAGCGGCAGGCTCTTGTTGACCACGGTAAGAAGTTGATATATGACGGCAACCCTGGTATAAACGATCCAAAGACTTATGAGGAAATGCTGAATTTCAAACGGCAGGCCGATGGTAAAGAAAGGGCGGATAATGGGACATTTGACGACTGCGTTATGTCGTGGTTGATCGGTCAATACGTTCGTGAATCATTGCCGTATGCAACTCGGACTCGGAAAGGTCCGGTGGATACCGGCAGAGGCGGCAACCAGAAAAAACCTAATCCAAAGGCTTTTCTTTAGGGGGGGGGCAGGAATGCCCATAGGAGCTAAATTATGATAGTAAAATGGACTTGGGAAACAGGAGATAGACGTAATTTCCGCGAATGGGAGGGGTGGTTTCTTCTCGGATTTATACCTCTCTATATCAGAGAAAGACTATGAACCAGGGTATGGCTAAAATCTCATGTAAAGACTCCCCTTATGAACTTCATGAGGTTGACGAGAGATTAATTTGCGTGAAGTGCGGTAAAAAATTGGGCATCCGTTCATGGACCAACGGCCTACCGCATGGCAGCGTAAGGCATATTGCCTTTGTAAATGTGAACAGTGCGGTTTCTGGTTTTCGAGAGGATAAAACATGAAAACTAATTTTTTCAAAGTTCCATTAGTTGTGATAGGCAGCTTGGCATTAACATTACATTTCCATCTTGGGATGTTATTTTTTGTGGGATTATATTGTTGTATGGTTGCTATTGTGTGGGAATAATTCATAAATTTAATCTCAAGGAGGATGGAATGGCGATCAATTGGACGACCCATGACGAACTGGAATACTTGTCAAACACCGGAATGAATTTCAGTAATGAACATCCCCGGTTTATCCCTCCACTTGACCGGATGGCTACTCCTGAATTCCAGGATAAGCAAACGGTATTAATGCTCCGGCAGAAAGTCTTGTTTCTCAAGAGATATATCAAACTGGCGGATTTACGTCATAAATGGGGTAGTATAAACAAGATCGAAGTCCTCAATTTCGCCAAGTCAGAAAAGTCCCGTCTTGAGCGCGACCTGGCAGGCGATTAAGTTCCTATTGACAACTCAAAAATTTTGTAGCACAATTTCGGACAGTGTAACGACTGTCCGTTTTTATTTTAAATGGTTCTCTACAATGGGTAGAGGGCTATAAGACCGTAAACCAAAAGGGTGGATACGGCATGAATAGTTCCCAAACTAAAAGGCCGTGGTATAGGCGCTTATCCAGCGTCGTACTACGGCCTTTTTCTTTTTCTGATGAATACTATTAAGGATAGAAGAAGTCATTCCTAAGGAGGAAACTACGAAATGGCGTCCTTAAAGCCTAACGATCAAATTGTCGCTGAATTTGTGGTGCCTTTCACTTTGGCTTTGAAGAAGTGGGCAGAAGAGCACTCTTGCCAACTTTACGGGCCGATAGAACATCGCCGGGTGCCGGGAGATGCGAAACATCCTGAAGAAGGATTCGTTATTTATGGTGGCATGGAGCACATAATCAGTCACGATAAATGCGAGTTTGGTGTTTCCTTCGGGGAGCGTTTCAATAATCCCATACCTGAGACGCCTAACGAACTTCAGAAGGTGTTGGATAGCGTGACCGACCCCTTGACGGATTATTTCTGGCCGGGGAAAAGAAAGGAGATGGCAAATTGATTGAAGTCGGGATACCATACTGTGATCTTAAATCTGTCAACTTTTCAGCGGCAGAAGTCCACAATGCGCTTGAATACTGGGTATGTGAAAACGGGCATTTTGTTGAAAAAGTAAAAAGGGGATGTATCCCGCTAGTCATAGGGATATGGGAAGATTGTTGAAGGAGGATGATATGCCAGTTAAGGAAACAAAACTCAAAGGTGGTAAAGTCAAAGTTTCTACTCCTCATGGGGTAAAAGCAAAAGCAACAACTCCGGCCAAAGCCGATGCACAAAAAAGACTACTTAATGCGGTCGAACATGGGTGGAAACCTACGGGGAAAAAAGGTAAATAATGGCTGAAGCACTCGTAAAACTTGAAGATTTATTCCCCGGCCTTGATCCGGATATGATCGAAATGCCTGCGCCGCATGACCAACTTGCCGTCCATATCCGTAACGTATGGCAGACAAATTGGCAGGCAAAACAGGTGATTGAACAAGAAGACCTTGCCAACGAGCGCCGGGTGAAGGGCGAATATGATCCAGAACGTCTCCAAGCTATAAAAGATGCTGGTTTACCTGAAGATAAACCCCTTATTGTCTATCACAAATGCCGTGACTGTTGCTCATGGGTGCTTGATACGATTGATCCTCTCGGCGACCGCACATGGGATGTCGAAGTTGGTGGAGTGATTGATATTCCTCCTGAAATTCGTGATACCCTCATCCGCCAAAAGCAAATCGAAATGTTGCAAGCTATTATGCAACAGGCTCAACAGCAAGGCCAACAAATCAATGAAGAGCAAGTCGTCCAAATGTTGACTTCTTCCGAGCCTGAGATTATCGAATTGATTCTTGATGAAGCAAAGGCTGTGGCGGAAGAACGCTGCACCAATATGGAACGGTTGATAACTTCTCAACTCCATGAAGGCGGATGGGACGACGCTTATAAGGCTTGCGTTGATGACTTTTCAAAACGCAAAGCTGCGGTAATGAAGGGGCCGCTCCCAAAAAAGATAAAAGCCCTTGCATGGGATGAAGAACGGCAGAGATACAAAATCGTTGACAAGATCGTCCCCGGCTTCTGGCGAGTCAATCCTTTTGACGCTTACCCTTCGCCGAACTCTCTTGAACCGAATGACGGGCCTTTTATCGAACTCGAACATTATGACCCGTTTGACCTTTCAAAATTAATTGGTCAAAATGGATATGATGATGATGCGCTGCATGAAATTCTTCAGCGTTTCCCGAAAGGTCATCATGAAGTCACCGTGATAGATCAGGAACGCCAATGGCTTGAAAATGAGGATGTGAGCAGCGCACAACTCGACGCCTACGGCGGGAAAATTGATTGCATCAACTTTTGGGGAGATGTTCAAGGTAAGATTCTTCGGGCGTGGGGGATGAGCGAGAAAAAAGTTCCTGATGAAGATATGTATTATCCCATTAACGCCAAAATGGTTGATAACGTTGTCTTCCAGGCTCGTTTGAATCCCGATCCGCTTGAACGCAATCCTTATGATTCAGCGTCCTTTGAAAAAAACAATGACAGCATGTGGGGGCGGTCTCCTGCGGAGTTGATGAAGAGTATCGACAACCGATTGAGCGCAACCGTCAGAAACATGATGTACAACATCGCCACTTCTTCCGGGCCGGTTTATGAGATTGACGAGACTCGGCTGGCTCCCGGTGACGATGGAGATGTCTACCCCGGCAAAAAGCTCATGACCACAAACAAGCGGATGATGGAAGGTCCGGCAATGAGGATGTACCAAGCCGACCTCCATGCCGGGGAGTTATTGAACGTCATCGACAGGCTTACCAAGGAAGCCGATGATACAATAGTTCCAGCCTTTGCCAATAATGCCGCCGGTAAAGAACGGACGACTGGGGGGCTTAACATCCGGATGACCGCCGCTGGCCGGAATATGAACATGGCTATCGGTAATTTTGATAGCGGGATCCTCCAAAAGAAAATCAAAAAATTATTCGACTGGAACATGCTGAATGTCGATGATCCGTCTATTAAGGCGTCAACTCGCGTTGTTGCCAGGTCAACCAAGTCTCAGTCGGCGCGTGAACAACTTGCTCAGCGGCAAATGGAGTTTATTGATAGAATTTCTCGTAACGAATTGATGGCAGAAACAGCAGGAAAGAAAGGCATAGCCTATGGCATGGGCGAAGCGGCTAAAGGATTAGGATGGAATGTCAAGCAACTTTTACCTAATCTCGAAGCTATTGAAAAATCACCAAATCCGCCAATAGGCGGGACTCCTCCGGGTGAACAACCTCCGGCGGAACAAGGCAAAACTCTCGACGCTTCAGGTCATCCAGCAGGCGGAGAACAACAGAAGGCTATATGATACGACCTGATAAAAGTTTAAATTTTGCGTTGGCAAGGGCTATTGAGAATGAAGAACTCATAAAGTGGCTCAATGATTCGCTCGAGGACCAACTCCGGACGAATGTAATATTATCAGGAGAAGAGGGGGTGAGAGGACAAGGCAAGGCTCAGCTGCTCATGGAAATTATTGAATTTATAGAAGCGGCACCCGAAGTATTGAAGCAAAGAGAACAAAGGGATAGCGGCATCGCACCCATAAAGAGGACAGCTTTATAAGCACCTCAAAACTAAACATGGGAGAGTCTTTAAGACACCCAGGAGGTAACAAATGGCACTCGGAACAGACAGAGATTCAATCAGGAAAGAGGCAGAAGAAGCTGAAGCGGAACTCGAAAAAATCCGGTTGGAAAATGAGCAAAAGGAAGCAGAAAGGTTAGCAAAGGAGAAAGAACCTCTTACGGCAACCAGTATTGAGGACATCTTTTCTTCCAGTGTCGAAACCACTGCTCCTGCAAGCGGCATTGATGTTGGGGACCAAGGAAAAACTGAAACCCCTGCGGCTACTGGCGACGCGGCATTGCTCGCTGAAAATGCACAACTCAAAACCGATCTGCAAAAACTTCAAGCGAGATTTGAGTCCACCTTTGGCAATTTCAACAAGACCGGCATGGCCGAACTTCAAAAGCAACTTGACGAAGTAAAAGCCGAACTTGCAGAAGCGAAAAAGAAACCGGCGGCTCCGGTCCTCCCTGCGATCCCCGAAATCGACCATGCAAAATTGGTGGATGATTACGGTGAGGGGGGCGCGAAGTTATACGAACTCAATCTGTCTCTTCAGCAAAAAATTGATTCTCTTGAATCGACCCTGAACGATGTAACTGGACAAGTGAAAGCTACCAGCGAAAAAGCAGGGCATTTGGAAGCAGGTCAAACAGCGATAGCGACACGAAGCTACTATGCGGCTCTCGATAGTCTCTGCCCTGAATGGCGCAAAATCAACGGCGACGACAAAACGCCTCAAGACCCGAAATATACCGCGTTCTTGGATAAGCCTATCCCTGGAACTGACATGACCTACGACGATGCGATAAAGGCTTACCATGAAAGAGGCAATGCCGTCAAAGTTGCGGAAATATTCAATCTTTTCAAGGCATCTGAAGGTGCGGCTCCGGCGGCATCCGATGGCGGGAAAGATGAACTGATACCCGAACCGGGCAAAACTGGCGGGGGAAGTCCTCCGCCCAAACCAAAAACCGAAAAGCGGACCTATACCAGAGCGGAAATAGACCGATTTGACGCATTGAAGAAAGCCGGGAAACTTAAAGCAACGCCTGCTCAAATTGATGCTGTCGAAAACGATATACAAGACGCAATTTTGGAAGGAAGGGTCCGTGGATAAAGGAGCCTTACGATGAAAAACTCTATTAACTCGAAATGGGGAGTATTCGCCCTAGTTATTTTATGTGCGATTATCGCGCATTTTACAGGCCACAACGCCTTTGCCATGCTTGGCTTTGCTGGTTTGATTGCAGGTGTCCCTGGGGCTGTGGATTATACTCAGCAAACCGGCGATGGGCGTATACCTGAACTTTTTTCCCGAATTTATCGGGATAAATTTTACGATGCAGTGTGCGCCGCAAATGTCACTATCTAACTGTTGGTGAAGATAAATTGGTTCTAAATAACTGGGAGCGAAAGTAACCAGAGGGAAGAGCAAAAACCAAGGAGCAGACAGTAAATGTCAAGGCTTGGCGATAAATACATAGCAGGTTTTTTAGATTCAGATGGGTGTATTACAATGGAGTGGAAAGAAATCAAAAGAAATTTCGAATCTCCTTTAAGAAAAGCCCATGTTGTCTTAAAATTTGCTCAGTTGGAAGAAAAGGATGAAGTGTTATATCGAATCCAAGAAGTTGTCGGCGGTAGGATTAGTACCCGGTTTATGAATGGCAAGTGTTATTGCACACATTTGATACTATCGGGGAAAGATGCTGAAATGACTTTAAGCAGGATTCAGAAGCACCTAGTAGTAAAAAGACATATTGCTGGAATAGCTTTAGAGATGAATGGAAAAGTTATGGATAGAAAAGAAGGGACGGAGTATTTCAAAATGCACCGTAAAATCAAATCTTATCCGTTACCAAATTTCCCTACACGCCAATGGCTTGCGGGATATTTCGATGGAGATGGGTGTTTTTCAGTTCGTCTTCCGAAAGACCGTAATGCTGTACAATTTGCGGCGGAAATATCCGCTTCTGATTATGATTCAGAAGGCGTTGAACTTATCTCTAAAGTTTTTGGTGGTTCAATTAATCAACTTTGTGCGACAAAAAAGAATGTTGTGCATTTTGTGTTGACTTTGCCACCATCTAAAGCCAAGCAATTTGTTGGGTACTTCAATAAGCATCTGATTGTTAAAAAAGAACAGTCAGATTTCATCCTTGGTTGCGCCGATATGGGACATTACCGCGACGGTATCAGCATAAAATCGGCAATGAAGCAACTGAAAGCTCACCCGCACAGACTAAATGAACCAAGGCCAAATGCTTCAGTGTTTCTGAAAGATGTACGTGAAATGTCTGGGAAAGAATTATACAAACCCAGAACAGCGTGCATGATCTGATGGACATATTTGACCAAGCGATAGTCGGACAAAGTGTATGAGATTATTAATCATATTACTGCTTTGTATGAACACCAAATATACCGGCGAGTTGAAAGGTCTCGGCAACCAAGTTACCATCAACACCATCCCGACCGTCAAGATTTATCCTCTTGTCAGGGGCCAGAAACGCCAGTGGCAGGAACTTACCAGTTCGCCGGTAATCATGACCGTCAACCGTGGGACCGTCTTCGACTGCCTGATTCTCGATGCGGACAAAGCGCAAATGTGGGATAAGGACTTCCTCGGTACTCTCTCCAAGGATGCCCGTCAGCAGAATGCGATTTATGTTGACACCCTTTTCCTCTCCACCAACTATGCCTATGCCTCTTCTTCCAATACCGGAACGGCTGCTGGCAAGAAGTCCGGTTCGACCGCAACTGTCGCTGGCCCTGGCTACAACATGGGCGTCAGCGGTACTCCTCGCGGTATCAATAAGGTCAACGCCGTCGATGCAATCCGTGATTGCCAGTCCGTAGGCGACGAGCAAAGCTGGCCGACTGATGATCGGTGGATGATTATTCCGACCTGGTACGAAAACGTCCTAGATATGTCGGATTACAAAGACGAGTCGATGACCGGGATGACCTCGACCTGGGCCGGTGGCAGAATCGGCACATGCGCCAAGTTCAAGTTGTATTCCACGAACCTTTATACCCCGATTGCCGATGGTTCCGGCAAGACCGCATATCCGGTTATCTTCGGCCACATTTCGGCGATCAGTTTCGTGCAGCAACTCGCCAATGTGAAATACTTCCCTGAACTTCAGGAAGTCAACGGTGCCGGTCTTTGCGGCGAGAACATTTTTGACTGGGATGTGACCTATCCCGATGCTCTCGGCGTCCTGTACTGCTACCAGAATCGGTAATAGAAACGAAAAACGAATGGAGGCAATAACATGAAGAACATAAAAGAATTTCTGAAGAGGATTTATCTCTTCCCGCTCAACACCCTTATGGGTGTTACCACAACTGCCGTTGTCGGTACTGCCGCAACTCCTTATCGTGGCATGGGTAAGGTCTTCGTGACCGAGCCGAATACCGTTTCCGTACCGAAAACCGGCATCACCAACGATATTGTCCAGGCCGTACCCTGCCTTGCCGGTTGGCTCGTTCAAGGCGTGGTAGTCCAGATGCTTACCAAAGGGACCGCAACAACCTGCACCCTTTGCATCGGTATTACTGGCGGGACTACCAACGGTTTTGTGACCAACTTCGACGGCACCGCCGCTGGCCCCTTCCTGTCGCCTTTGGCGAATACCTATCCGGCTGCTGGCGGGTATCTTTTCGCCTCGACTGGGACCATCGATGTGTTGCTCCAAACGATCAGTGTTATGACCGTCGGCCCGATAATGAGCATCCAGGCTTATGGCATCGATCTCAACCAGCCGTAATATTCCCTGCGGCTAATGGCCGGGAAAATACGGCATAGACAAGGAGAGTATTATGAGAAATACTGGGAATTTCACAGAGTTGATTGTTGAAGGGACTCTGAACGCCGACGGTGTGACCGTCTGGGAAAAAGATATAAATATGTACGTTACATTATGCACTGGGTCAGGTGCGCCTCCTTCTGGGAAAAGCGGTTATCAAATGGGGTGCATCTATGTCAGGCAATCCAATGGGGCATGGTATTACAATACCGGGTCCACTTCAAGCTGCACCTTCACGCTTGTAGGGACGGTCGCCGGTAACAGCATTACCACTGCCATGCTTCAGGCGAATGCCGTAACGAGTGGGAAAATTGACACCAACGTAATCCAGACTGACAAAATTACCATCTCGGCAACCGATATTGTCTCCGGCACAACCATGAAACAACTTGTGGCTGCTCCGGCAAGTGGTAGTTACCTCCAACTTTTAAGCTGCACAATCGCCTATACCTTCGGGACAGCGGCTTATACCGGCGGCGGCAACGTGACTATCGCTTTGGGAACGACCGCAATTACCGGGCTTA